TGATGTGTGCGGCGTCGACGAACGCTTCGAGAACGCCGCGTTGCAGGTCTACGAAAGCCATACGACTATTGTAAGGCTGGCGCGTTTCTTGTCCAGGACTGAGCCCACGGATGTTGCATCTCGGAAGCTCGGGAGACCAGACGATAGGCTATCGGCGCGCGCCTAACCGAAGCATGCCTCACTCGGCGCTTTCGACACCTAGGCGCTCTGGTGATATTCCCGAAGCAGAACCTACTCCAATCGGCGTCATCGAACCCCGGAGTGAAATCGGCGAAGAGTTCGGCGACGTCCTCGTGTAGGTTCTGGAAAGCCATGGCCTACGAACGCCTCCGCCCCGGCTTCTTCACCTTGCGCATGATCGATGCGAACGCCCGGCGCATGCGGCGGTTCATCGGGGGCGGCGGGGCGGCGGCGAGCGGGTCGCGGTTGATGTCGAGGTCTTCGGCCGTGATTATGGGTTCGGGGGTCATGTGTCGTCGGGCTCCACGGCCAAGAGTATGCAGATACCCAGGGCAATCAATAGGATGAGCAGCATGACCCCATCATGCGCACGGCCCGGCCGGTGTCAAGTCGTCCATTAGTAATGGACAAGACCTACAAGTCTACACGCCCGAGGTACTTCCGAACTTCTCGCATCGCCGCCTGTAGGTAATTCGTATTCTGATGTAGGTACGTAAGCGCTTGCGTCATCGCGTCCACGCGATCATCGTGCGAGCATCGGGGGAACCGAAGCAATTCGTCGGTGATGAACTCGTCGACCCACGCCAGGTTCGCCGGCAAGTACACGTTCCCGGCTTCGAAGAGTCCCGCGATGGCCGACGCGCGAGAGAACTTCCCGCCTTGGGGGTCGACGGCGATGAGCCCCGACACCTTCGACGCCAGTACGGACAGAACCGCATCCCCATTCGCCTTGGCCTCGATGAGCACATGGCCACCCCACTTCTTGGCCATGCGCGTAACCTGGATGAGCGTCGACGGGAAGTCAAGCCGATCCCACACTTGGTCGAGTAGGTAGAAGTCGACACCGACCTTGCCCCATGCCTGGCCACACACGAAGTCGGAGCCGTCCTCGTCCTTGTAGGCCGTATCCCACGACGTGATGATCTGATCGAAATGCCCCGGCTTCTCGGCGGGCGTGTACCGTTTGATCCAATCCTTTTTGAAGACGGCGCCGCCTTCAGGCACCGGATTCTGGTCGAGCTGGGCCGACGCGTTGATCGGTCCGAGGTTCCGGCGCAATTCCCCGATGAGCTTCGTCGGGAGCCGTACCGGGTCGAGGAGTTCTCCCTTCTCCCGGCGCGGGTCATACCCGTACGCCGTGCGCATCCGGCGCGTCGGGTCAAACTCAGCGGGGAGCATGATATGCGTCGCCCCCTGGTCGAGGAACATCTGCGCCAGGTCGTCGCAGTGAAGCCGCTGCATGATGCAAATCAGCGCGTTCTTCTCCGGGGGCTTGCGCCACCGCGTCGACATCGTCCGGGCGTACCAATCGCGCGTCCCCGTGAGCCCAACGGTCGTACACTCCTCGGGCTTGTTCGGGTCGTCGAAAATTTGCAGATTCGCATGCCAACCGGTAGCGTTTCCGGCACCTGGGGTCGTCCCTAAGCGGAACCCGCCTCTGTCGTTTTTGACGAGCTCGACAGCAGTCACATTGGGGATCGTGAACCGGTCACCCCACCTTGCTTGGAACCACGGCGAACGAATCAAATCCTGGGAGGCATACGAGTCCCTATTGATCGGCTGCGTACCGTAGGCCGACATGATGAAACTCAGATGAGGATCCTGGATCCAACACCACACCGGAAAAAGCACGCAAGTAATACAGGATTTTGATGAGTTCGGAGGTAGGTTGACGACAAGCTTGTCGATCTCACCCCTAACAGCCGCAGTATAGTGTTCGCATATAAGGGGAATGTGCCAGTTGTCCTGATATGGGGAAGAGGCGTACACCTGATTCCAGGCCAACTTTACGAAATCGTAGAGAGACCCGGTGAGTCCAATCTCTCTTTCGCAAGCGATGATGTCGGATTCTAACGACATAATGCCCCCCGCGCCTTAGCGATAGCCTCCGGGTCCCGTCGGTCCAGAAGCTTGCGGTCGGCCGGGGATAACCCGCGGCGGTACTCGGCCAGGGCGAGACGCTGGGGGTAATCGTCGGGGTCCGCGTCCTTGGGGGTGAGGAATCGGTCGTCGTGGGATCTGCGGGGGTCGGCATCCTCGTCGGGGATTTCGGGGGCAACATCGATCATGGGCGTATCTCCTGCGAGCGCGGCTATGGCGGACCATTCCTGGTCAGTCGACGCGGCGTAGAAGACTACACGGGCCTGCTGCCAGCGCTTGAAGCATGCCTCGGAAAGCCCGAGGTCTTCGGCCGTGGCCTCGCGACCCTCCCGAATCTGGATGTCGTCCCGGAGTTGTTGTAGACGGGCCGAGATCATCGACCGTCGGGGGATTGCGATGCCGCGGGAATCCCGAAGCGCACACTGGAGTTCGTGCAGGATCTTCCAGTAGGCGAACGTCATGAAGGTCGCGCGCGCCGGAACCCAACCCTCGAACGCCCGGATGAGACCGATACGACCCGCCTGATGAAGGTCGTCACGCACCGCGGCGGCGTCGGACCCGTGCCCCCGAATGAACTTCGCCACCATGGAACGCACGAAAGCCTCATGGTCCCGGAGAACGGTGGCCATGAGGCGTTTGCGTGCCGTGGGAGTCGCTTTTTCGTAGGCGGCGCGGATTTCGGGACCCATACCTAGGGGAGACGGACGAGCACCCCCACTGGTCGGCCGTTGATGGCCACGGTTATGCCGTTGTCGGATTGGTGAATCTCGCCCTTACCTTGTCGGACGAACGCCGAGAGCTTTTCGAGCAGGGCGAGGGCATCCTTGCGCATGTCAGGCTCGAGATGCTGAACGGCCGCGCGGCGCCTTTGCTCATCGGCGTTTTCTTGTGCAAGCTCCTGTTGTCGAACTTCGAGCATGGTGGTCATGGGATATTTTAGGGGCTCAGCGATGCAAAGAAAACGCGATGCGCGCGGTGTCTTTCACGGCCGCAATTGCTTGTTCGATCTCTTGTACGGTCCTCATCGCGAGCCTCCGAATACGCGGCTCTCGGGGAATTTCACGTCTACATCCGACGAGAATAGTGCCCACACCCCCCTGCCTAGGTCTCGGATTTCGTAACCGTTTCGAGTAGCGTGTATATGCAATCGCCCGGTTTTCAGGCCGTCCTGTATGTCTTCCAGTATGAGTTGCATAACCGTCCGGTCGTTGAAACCGAGCGCAGCCAGTCCTGCCGTTGCTTCATCCGTCGCTCTCTTGTCCGTCGTCATCGTATCACCTTTGGTAAAAGCGAACCCCCCGAACAGATCGGGACGTTCGCGTGGAAGAAGTTCCCCGACTTCGCGAGGAATTGCACGGCGTATCCGTGCGACCATGAAGTCGGGGTAGTGTGTTTGTAGAGGGGTTGGAGCTTGCACAAGCAGCCGGGCGAGTAGGCCCCGATGCCGGACGACACGACCGTGCGCTCTACGACCGACTGCGCACGGTGCGTATGCCCGTAGACTACGGAAGCTCCGAAAGCACGTAGATGCTCGGAAGCCGCATGCTTGGCGTGGGAGACACCGTGAACGAAAAAGCATCGACCCAGTCGAATGGCTCCCGGTATCGATAGTCCCATGTACATCTCACTACGCCGGTAATATCTGATACCGCGGCCCCGTAGTCGCAACACGGCGCAGGGTCCGAATACTCCGAGTAACGACTCCGCGTCTTCGCGATTGATGAAAGTCCGGGACGCCCACCTTTCGACATGCGCCTCGTGATTGCCCTCGAGCATGTAATACGTGGCCGACGGGGCCGCCGCTTGTACCATGTCAAGGAACTTGTTCGCGGCTTCGGCGTCGGTTTCGTACGATTCGGTGAGCTCATTCGTGAAATTCCGTTGGTGCGTCGAGAACGTCCCGCCGCAATCGAGCTGGTCGCCGAGGAAGACAATCTCGGACGGGGCAAGGCGTTTGATGTCGGCCACGGCGGCTTTTGCCGCGGGCCAATCGATATGGGCGCCATGTGTGTCGGGGATGACGACGCGGATCCTGTCGGTCATGACACGAGCCGCCCTATCGGGAGATCGACTAGATAGAGGTCGTCTCCGTCGCGCGGCACTATGACCCCGAAGGGCTTGCCATAAGCAGCATCTTGAAGGCGAGCAACTTCGGCGTGATCTGTTGGCCCCCAGGCAGTGAAATAGACGGACATCTCCTCTCGGGTCACCGCACCGATCCTATATTTGCCCGTCGGCTGTTCCGTCGCTAGAACGACGATATTATTTCCCAGCCGGAGCCGGGCCTCGGCCAACTTTTCGCCGAGCACACCGACGAGAAAAACTAGGTGTTTCGGAAGTTCATGCTTGATAGACATCGGATCCTCCAATTTCGGCGAGTATTTCGGTGTAGGTTAGGGCCGGCAGGACTTCGCAAGTCGCGCTCCACGGCCGCTTTACGAGGTACGCATCCCCCGGCCATATCACGCAATTATTGATCGAGTCGTCGATTAGGACACCCCCCTCGCCGTCGCAGAGTGTTTTGTCATGACATTGCACGATGTCCCGGTCTTCAAAGCCGAGCTCCTCCCGGAGCCATTCGGCCCGCTCGTACATCCCGTACTTCGACGTCGCCGTCGGGGTCGTGAGACACACGACGCGGTCGATATTTCGGAGGAGGGTCAGAAATTCCCGGGCACCTTCGTATACGTCGAGCGACTGGACGAAGCCCTTCGTGTGCGACGCCACATGAATCGAGTGTAGGTCGACTTGGCTGAGCTTCGGACACCTCTTGAAGTCGAAGTCCACGATGTCCTCGGGCGTGAGCCCCTTGCCCAGGATGTCGAGGAGTGCCCCGACGTAATCGGCGAGTACGCCGTCGCAATCGATGAAGATGGTCATTTGCCTTCGGTCTCCTTCGTGTAGTGTTTCGGGGCCGGGCGGTCGGCGTACGTCGCCCAGATTCGGACCGCGTCGTCGTTCGCCGTCTTCAATGTCGATGGCCATCCCGTACGTGCCGGGCGGTCGTCCGTGAGCACCCCGCACGCCGCCGCGTCGAGCACAATGGCCGCGCACGCGAGCAGGTGTCCGAGATGATGCACGCCGTCCTCGGGGTCGAAGTCCTCACCCTCCCACCACGCCGTGCCGTGCCGGAGCATCGCGTCGTAGTACGTCGAAACCCGCACGCCCGCATGTCGCCAGTTGTTCCGGCCA